GTTTTAAAACAAATTATTCAAACTTAACTTGCAAAGTATCTAGAAATCTTGTTACAGTTTCTACTACACAAACCCATGGTCTAACGAACAATGATGAAGTGTTTGTTAATGTAAATCCTGGATTATCAACTTCATTTGTAATCAAGTATAATGATTACAATAGAAAAGTATTAGTAAATCCAAGATCTTTTGTTGCAGGAGATATTGATATTCTTTCAAATTCAATCTCTATTCCAAATCATAATTTCAAAAACGGACAAAAAATTGTCTATAACTCAACGTCTCCTTCTGGGGGATTGATTAATGATAAAATTTATTATATTGTAGTTTTTGATTCCAATACTATAAAATTATCAACTTCATACTACAGTTCAATTGGATTAAATCCAGAAATAGTTGATATAACTTCCACATTTGATGGAACCTTATCTCCTGTAAACCCACCAATTAAGGTATATAAAGATTCTACAGTAACATTTGATCTATCTGATTCATCTCTATCATACCTAAATGGATCTGTTCAATACTCTGCCTTTGAGTTTAATTTTTACATAGATTCAAATTATACTCAAATTTTTAATAAATCAAATTCAAGTAACACTTTTGAAGTAACTAGATTTGGTAGAATTGGTATTGATACTGGAGCTACGGTTACATTGTCAGTAACAGATAATCTCCCTCAAAAGTTATATTATAAATTAGATCCAGTTTATGATAGCACTCTTCCCCCAATTAAGGAAGAAATAAATGTAGATTCATCTGTTCAATCAAATAACGAAGTTCAAATCATTTATAGTGGTTATAATGGAAGACATAGAATTACTTCTATTGCATCAACATCATTCACATATAATGTTGAAGAACTTCCAGAATCAGCAGTTTATAATTCTTCATCAAAATTATCATATGAAACTACATCTCCGAGTGCTTTTGGACCCGTCTCTAAAATTGATATAACATCAAAAGGACAAAATTATTCATCTCTTCCAAAGTTTTCTAGAATAATTTCTGCTAATGGTACAGGATCCATTTTAGAAGCGTCTAGCAAATCAATAGGAAAAGTACAGAAAACTAAATTAAACAATATTGGATTTGATTTTTCATGTGACTACACAGTAAGACCTAATTTAATTCTCCCTCAGATTTTAAAAATTGAGCCTTTAAATTCTATTGACTATATTGGTATAACTTCTACCGGAAGAGGATATACCACTGCACCTAAACTCATTGTTCTTGATGGTAGCACCAAACAAGCACTGACTGAAGTAGATATTCGTTATTCTTTGGGTGATAATTATGCTACCATTTTAAATAACACATATAGACTTAATGATACCACTCCAACTATTATTCCAACTCAAAACTCTAATGGTGTTGGTATTGGATCAATTTTGTATAATCCATCAAACAATAATGTAACTGTAACTCTATCCGTTGGATTTAGTACTCTGAGTTCATTCCCATTTGCAGTAAATGACAAGGTTTTGATTGAAAATGTTAGTGTTGGAATCAATTCAACTGCAAAAGGATTTAATTCCGAGAATTATGATTATCAACTTTTTACTATTACTGCAGTTGACGCAAATATTGGAGGGATCGGAACTGTAACTTACAATTTAACTGATCACTTAGTTGCGGGTGAAGTTCCGGGAAGATATGACCCTGTAAATTCTTCGGGAAGAATAATTCCCGAAAAATACTTCCCTAAATTTAATGTTGGTCTAAAACCAAATAACTTCTTTGAAAATGAAAATGTTAGATATCCAAATCAACAATTACCTTTAGGTTTTGTTGAAGATTGGAATGAAAAAACAAAATATGTACGTATTTCTTCAAGAGAAATTCTCAAAGAAGGTAACATACTTGAAGGTACGTCTTCAAAAACTCAAGGAAGAATTTCGTCTGTAGTTAAGACGGAAGGATTTATTGATGTTGGATCATATTCCAAGTCAGAAAATGGGTGGATAACAGAAACTGGAGTTTTAAATAACCAATTACAAAGGATTCAAGATAATTTCTATTATCAGAATTTCTCATACTCTTTAAAATCAAAAGTTCCATATGATACTTGGGAGAATGCAGTTGGATCACTCAATCACACTTCTGGATTTAAGAAGTTTAGTGATTATCAATTAGAATCTTTTGGTTATTCTGGAATTAGTACTGAAACAGTTTCTCTTATTGATGTTACTACAGATATTGATGGATTTGCAAGTCTCAATTGTGTGTATGATTTTGATCTCGCCAGAGAGAATGCATTAATAGTTGGTTCTAAAGTTATTTCAGATGAAATAACTTTCTCAAGTAGAGTACTGACAGATTATTTTGAATCAGTAGGAAACCGAGTTTTATCGATTGACGATATAAGTGGTCAGTTTAACAGCAATCCAAGATCAACAAGATTTTCTATTGTTCATAGATTCCCATTAACAGATGCTAGAGCACAAAAATATGTTACTTATGTGAGAGACAAGAGATATACGTCTCAAAGACAATTAATGCTCTTTACCCTACTACATGACAATACTATTGGGTATTTAAATCAGTATGGTAGAGTAGAATCTGTTTATGATTTAGGTTCTTTTGATTTTAGTGTTGAAAGAAATGAAGGATTAGTACTTTTCTATCCAACAAAGTATAAAGTAAATGATTATGATGTAACTACACTATCATATAATGTAAAAGATAGTTTTGCTGGTATAGGAAGCACTACTTTAGGTAATATTGTAAGTTTAAATACTAATACAACATTTGTTTCTTCTGGATCAACAACAATTATTGGAATTGGCACTACCTATACTTCTGCTAAAGTATTAGTAGAAATTTCTGGAGATAATGGTCAATATCAATTCAATGAGTTAAACCTGATTCACGATGGGACAAATATTGAACTTCTTGATTATGGACAACTGACAAGTCATTCTACAGACTCATTCTCAAGTTCAGGTCTTGGTACTTTCTATGCTTATTTTTCAGGATCAAATTTAAAGGTTGATTTTACTCCAGTTGTTGGAGTAGCAGCTTCAGTAAGTACAATTCAAGTTGCAATTGCTAACACTGCAGTATCTGGAGTAGGAACTTTTGATATTAAATATGTAAGATTTGAGGCAAAGAGTACATCTATAGCATCTTCAACATCACCATCTGCAAATATAATTGCAGAGTATCCAGATTCTTACGATGGTGGATATTACATTGTCCAAGTCTCCGATATTACGAATAATAGACATCAATTATCCGAATTAGTTGTTCTGGACGATGAAAACGATGTTTATGTGACGGAGTTTGGGAATGTTGAAACACATTCTGGTCTTGGAACTATTGACGCTATAAAAACAGCAAACTCAACCAGGTTAGTATTCACTCCCTTACCAAGCATTAATACTCAGGTAAAAGTATTCTTCAATTCCCTTACAAATTTTGACGAATCAAACACACTAATTCAATACAATAATAATACCGCAACATCAGATTATAATGTTTACTATGGAACGGAAAGAGATGTTAGGTTATCTTTTGACCTCAAACATCAAGGAAATCCAATTTTCCAAAAATATTTTGATGGCAGCAACTCTTCTGTAGTAAGCACGGCATCAAGCACCATAACAATAAAAAATCATTTCTTTGTAACCGGAGAAAGAATTACATATTCATCAGGATCACCAACATCAACTCCTATTGGAATTGCTTCTACAGATTTTGGAGTAGGAATTGGAACCACTGATAAATTACCATCTACAGTCTATGTAATTAAAATTGACGAAAACAATATTAAGTTGGCAAGAAGTGCTGAAGATGCTTTAAAAATTGTTCCAAAGTCACTGAATATAACTTCTGTTGGTATTGGAACTAGTCACATATTTACTTCAACAAAACAAAATGCAAAAACACTAATATCAATTGACAATGTAATTCAATCTCCTATAGTATCAACTTCAACTACAACACAGTTATCAGCAAATCTTTTATCAGTAGATGATTTACTATATTCGGATTCTATTGATGGAATAATTTCCGGCGATCTTTTACGTATTGATAATGAAATTGTAAAAGTAGAATCCATTGGGGTTGGCAGTACAAATGCAATTCGCGTCGCAAGACCTTGGTTAGGAACAGAACTTGCAAGTCATTCCATTGGAACTTCTGTGACTAAAGTGAATGGCAATTACAATATAGTTCAAAATAAGATTAGTTTTGCAGAGGCTCCTTATGGGAATATTCCTTTTGGAACATCTACTAATCCACCCGATGAAAGAGATTGGCTAGGTATTACATCATCTTCATATTTCCACGGAAGGGTGTTCATGAGATCTGGTATCACAGATTCCTCTAATGAATCATATAATAAGAATTATATTTTTGATGATATTTCTTCAAGATTCAATGGATCACAAAGAACATTTGCATTAACATCAAATGGTTCTGATATTACTGACATTTTTGAAGACAATGCTATTGTACTCATAAATGAAATCTTCCAGCAACCAGGATTAACAAAAAATTATTCCTTATCTGAATCTGTTGGAGTTACTTCAATTTCATTTGTTGGATCAGCAACATCCCAAGTTTCCGATATTAATACTTCAAACCTTCCCTCAGGAGGAATAATTGTTTCGATTGGTTCAACTGAAGGTTTTGGATATCAACCTCTAATATCTGCAGGTGGAACTGCGTTGGTATCTGTTGCAGGAACCATTTCGTCTATTAGTATTGGCAATAGCGGATCTGGATATAGGTCTTCAATTCAAACTCTAACAGGAATTTCTACTGTTGTTGTTAGAGTCGGTGTTGCAACATCTTCAACGGGGATTGCAAATATTCAGTTTATTGGAACTGCAGCAGTTAGCAACGGAAGTATTGTTAGCATTGCGATAACAAATCCTGGAGTTGGATATACTTCATCCAATCCACCACATGTGATTATTGATCCACCACTTTCATATTCAAATATTCCATTAATTTATAGTTCATCTTCTTCTGGCATTGGCACTAGAGCAACTATAGACGTTGTAGTTGGACAAGGATCTAGTATAATTGAATTTGAAATTCAGAATACTGGATATAGATATGAACCAGGTGATATATTAACTGTTCCTGTTGGAGGAGCAACTGGAATACCAACAACGCCAAACTCAGTTGTAAAAGAATTCCAGATTACAGTAGATAGTGTTGATAGAGATAAGTTCTCTGGATGGTCTCTCGGTGAATTGGAAGTATTTGATGACATTCAACAATTGTTTGATAGTAGCAGAATTATCTTCCCACTAAAATACAATGGTTCAATAATCTCTGTTTATGCAAAGAAAGGTTCTCCAATAAACATCCAAGATGTACTTTTAGTTTTTATTAATGATATTCTACAAATCCCAGGCAAAGGTTATGTCTTTAATGGCGGCAGTAAAATTCAATTTACTGAGGCACCAAAACCAGATGATACCTGCAAGATTTTATTCTATAAGGGAAGTGGTGATAATGTTGATGTTATATTCCGTGATGTAGTAGATACAGTTAAGATTGGTGATGATTTGCAATTAACATATGACTCTTTTGTTGGACAGTCACCAAGTTTATTAGAAGATGAAAGAAAGGTAGTAGACATACTATCAATTGAGACTGTTGAAACAAACCCATATTTTGGTCCAGGAAATACTTCAGTCACAACACTAACAAGACCAATAAATTGGTGTCGCCAAACTGAAGACTTAATTATCAATGAAAAAGAGGTAAGTAAGAATAGAGAGTTCTATGAGCCACTCATCTATCCAACTACACACATAATTCAACCAGTTGGTGTTGGATCAACTATTGTATATGTTGAAAATCTAAGACCATTCTTCAATCCATCAAATGAAAATACAGTTTCACTAGATTTCCAAAATAATGTAACATTTATTTCCCAAGATTCTAAGGTATCAGCAAGTGCAACTTCTATTGTCTCTATAGCAGGAACTATAACTTCCATTGATGTTGTAAATGGTGGTTTTGGATATGAATCTGCACCTAAAGTTACAATCCAAAATCCAATTGGAATTGGAACAACGACTTCAACTGCGGTTTCATCAATAACATCAGGAATTGTAACATCGATTTCTATTACGGGTGTTGTTACTGGATATTCATCAACAAATCCACCTATAGTTCTCATAGATCCACCGACAACTAGTGTTGAAAGTAATAAAGTATCATCTTATGAGGGTGATTTTGGAATTATTAGCGGAATTTCTACAACTTCTGTGGGAATTGCTTCAACTGGAATTGTATTTGACTTTTTAATTCCTAAAGACTCTCCACTCAGGGGAGGAGTAATTGCCGGAATTACAACAATAAGTGGAATACAAACTGGTTATTACTTCGTAATATCAAATTCAAATGTTGGCAATGGAGTAACTTCATTAAATAATTCAGGTTCAATTGTTGGGTCCGGATCAAGTTTTCTTGATGGGGTTTATCAAGTTGCTTCAGTATCAATTGCACAAACTTCTGCAGTTGGATTTGGTATTACATATGTTGCTAAGGTGATAGTGAGTCTATCTAACTACAATGGATTGAGTGGTATCGGATACAGTAACAATTATGGAAACTTTAGTTGGGGCAAAATTTCATTGAGGTCTAGAACAAAACCAAATTCATATAGTGCATATGTTAATGATGGATATTCGGGAATTTCTACTGGAACAATCATATCCAGAACTGTCCCATTAAAATACTTTAATTACCTTTAATAAATAGATAAAAAACTCCACAAATGGCTGCAATTATAACTGACCAAATTAGAATATTAAATGCTAAAAACTTTGTTGCTGGAGTAACTACCTCTACCAATTCTTATTATACTTTTGTTGGACTTCCAAATCCAACAAATATTCAAAGTGATTGGGACACCACTCCACCATCTCCACGAGATAGTTTTGATGAAGAAAATAACTATTGGGATACAATGATTGCATTGAAGAAGATTAATTCTTCAGATGTGCGTCAAGTAGTGCAGAAGAGAGTGTGGTCTTCTGGAACTACTTATGATTACTATAGACATGATTATAGTAGATCAAATGTCGCTCCAGTTTCTGGTGCAACAAGTTTATATTCTTCATCTTATTATGTCTTAAATAGTGACTATAGAGTTTATATTTGTCTCCAAAATGGAACCGATCCTACTTATCCAAGCGGTAGACCATCATTAGATGAACCAACGTTCGTTGATTTGGAACCAAGAGCAGCTGGAGCAAGTGGAGATGGATATATTTGGAAATACTTATATACAATTAAACCAAGTGATATTGTAAAATTTGAATCAACAAACTTTATGCCTGTCCCATTAAATTGGGAAACGAGTGCGGATAATTCTTCCGTAAGAAATAACGCAGTTGATGGATCCATAAAAATAGTCACCATCAAAAATCGTGGAGTTGGCGTTGGCACCGCGAACAGAACTTATACAAGAGTTCCAATTAGGGGAGATGGTACTGGCGCAGAATGCACTATTGTTATCAATAATGATCAACAAGTTGAATCAGTAGTAGTTTCAAATCAAGGTTCCGGTTATACCTACGGTAATGTTGATTTGGTTGTTGGAAATGTTCCTACAGGATCAGTCAGACCATCTTTTGATGTGATTATTTCTCCAAAAGGAGGGCATGGAGCAGATATTTATAGAGAGTTGGGAGCATACAATGTTCTTCTATATTCCAGAATTGAAAATGATTCCCAAAACCCAGATTTTATAACGGGAAATCAAATTGCAAGAGTTGGTGTTGTAGAAAATCCAAAACAATTTGGATCAACACAATTACTGAATACAGACAAAGCAAGTGCTGCATATGCAATAAGATTAACTGGTGTTGGATATAGTTCAGCATCATTTTCTCCAGATTCTATGATCACTCAAACGGTAGGCACTGGCATAACTGCTTCTGGTAGAGTAATTAGTTACGACCAAACAACCGGAGTCTTAAAATATTGGCAAGATAGAACTCTTGCTGGATTTAGCACAGGAAGTACATCAGTTGGTATGGCACAAACTAATCCACAGTATGGATTTGATTTGGTTGAATTTACAAGCAATCCATTATCCGGAGGAAGTCTGGTAATTAATGGAAATACTGGATCTACATTATCAATTAGTACATCCTTTACAGGTATATCTACAGTAATAAATAGTAGAACCTACTATCTTGGTCAGTCTTTTGTAAATGGTCTATCAAATCCAGAGGTCAAAAAGTACTCTGGAAACATAATTTATGTTGATAACAGACCAGCAATTACTAGATCATCAAACCAAAAAGAAGATATTAAAGTCATTTTGCAGTTCTAAAGAATTATGTCCCAAGTAACAAACCTCAATGTATCGCCATATTTTGACGATTTTGATGCAAATAATGACTACTATAAGGTTCTTTTTAAGCCTGGATATCCAATTCAGGCAAGAGAACTGACAACTTTACAGTCTATTTTACAAAATCAAGTTGAGAAGTTTGGGCAACACTTTTTTAAAGAGGGTGCAAAAGTAATTCCCGGCAATACTTCATATAATCAATTTTATTATGCAGTAGAGTTGAATAACACTTACTTGGGTGTTCCAATAGATGCTTATGTAGAACAACTTGTTGGGGCAAAAATTACTGGACAGACTTCGGGAATTACTGCAGTAGTTGAAAAAGTACTGTTATCTACTGATTCTGAAAGAGGTAATGTTACGTTATATGTAAATTATTTAAGTTCAAGTACACAAAATAATTCAACAGTTCAGTTTTTAGATGGCGAAAGTATCTCTTCAAATGTCACTATTACTTCTGGTCTGTTAGGAAATACTTCTATTTCTGCAGGGACTCCTTTTGGAATCACTATTGCAAGCAACGCAACTTCCATTGGATCTGCCTTTTCTATTACGGAAGGTGTTTACTTTATAAGAGGTTACTTTGTAACAGTAAATACAGAGACTCTAATTTTAGATCAATATTCAAACAATCCAAATTATAGAGTAGGATTGTTTATAAATGAAGAAGTTATTAATTCGGATATTGATGAGGAATTGAATGACAATTCCCAGGGATTCAATAATTATGCTGCTCCAGGAGCAGATAGATTAAAAATTTCAGTATCCCTGTTTAAAAAAGATTTAACCGACTTTAACGACAATAATTTTATTGAGTTAGCAACTATCTTAGATGGTGTAATAAAAACTGTTAGGACACCCAAAGATTATAATTTAATTCAAGATGAGTTAGCGAGAAGAACTTATGCAGAATCTGGAGACTATTACGTAACTCCATTTGACCTGAGCATCAAAGAATCTTTAAATGATGGTTTAGGTAATAGGGGTGTATTTAATCAAGGACAATTTACCTATGGTGGATCTACTCCATCCGAAAATCTTGCAATTTACCAAGTTTCCCCCGGAAAGGCATTTGTAAGGGGATATGAAGTAGAGACCACTTCACCAGTGTTTTTGGATTCAGATAAACCAAGAACAACATCAACACTTAAAGATTTATCAATTAATTATAATACAGGATCTACTTTAACTCTAAACAGAGTATTTGGTTCTCCCCTTATTGGAATAGGAAATACTTACGTTTTAAGTTTAAGAGATTCTAGAGTTGGTACAGCATCAACAATAGCAGCAGGAAAAGAAATTGGTGTAGCAAGAGTTTATGATTTTAGATTAGAATCTGGATCGTATGATACAACAAATTCAGATTTAAACCAATGGAATATTTCTCTTTATGATGTTCAAACAACAACCGAAGTCACATTAAATCAACCAATTACACTTTCTGTTCCCACTTTTATTAAGGGTAAAAATAGTGGCGCAACTGCTTTCTTAAAAAATTCAGTAACTAATAGTGCATCAATTGTTCTTTATCAAAAAAATGGCGAATTCATTCCAAATGAATCATTTATTATTGATGGAATCAATAATAATAGAGTTGCAATAGCAATTACTTCATATGGAATTGCTGATGTAAAATCTGTCCACGGTATTGTAGGATCTGCAACAACTTTTAATGCAGATACAGTCCAATCTGATTATTTCAATGTAGGAATTGCTACTATTAGTGCTTCAAGTGGTGGCATTAGTACAATTACCAGTTCAAATGAAAACTTCCCAGGCAAAATAGTTAAATCTGGTAATCTTGTTAGATTTAGTAATGGATCATCTTCTTTACCAGTATATGCAAGTGTAGTAAGCGTAGGAAAAACAACGATTTCAATTTCCGGTGTTGCTACGGTAACTGGTATTAATCAGGGTGGTTTATCAACATCACTTCTAAATGTTTCTGATTTGAAAATTTTAGGAGCTAAATTATCTAAATCTACAGATGATACTTTATATACAGTTTTACCTAGACCAAATATATCTTCAGTAGACTTAACTAATGCATCTTTAACCATC